GGTATCAATGTTGTAACGTGTCATGGTATTTCTCCTTGTGGTTGTGGGTACTGCGGATTAGTTCAAGTCCAAGAACTTCCTATTGAGTCGAAGCAATTCTCTGAACGCCTCGACGGTGACGAACGTGTTGACCTTGGTCGATGTGCTGATCTGCTGCACGTACAACTGGCACATCTCCTCGCGCATACGCTGCACGTAGATAGTCGAGGCTTCTGCTTCCTCGCGTGTGTTAACGAATGACACAAACTGCTGCACCTGAATCATCTGTGTCACGGGATCGTTGACGAGTGGTGCGTTGGCAGGGTCGCGCATGATGAGACTGAAGTCTGGCAACGTGTTGCCAAGGCGTATGGTTGTACAGATGTTCTCTGCGAATGGGCCGATAGCACCCCACAGTTGAGCACGTACGAGGTTCATGCCCACATCATCAAGTGTCTTGACAATGTCAGACGCTGCCTCAAACGAGCGCGGTGATGCGTAGGCATCCTGCATCTCACGTGGGTTGTAGATGAGTGGGTTGTCCTTGGCTAGCGACTTGCCTGCATACTTACCCTCTGGCTCATAGTCGAGGAATGAATCAAACACTTGAGGGTGTTTGACCAACGTAGCAATCACGCGATAGTCCCACCCCTTGCGCTCACCATACGCACGTGTCTCGTTAAGTGTGGGTTTACGCATCTTGACGCGTATGAGTCGGTTGCGAATGTGTGCAGGGATGTTGTCACCAAGTCCCTCGATGCCGAGGTTCGTTGCCGTGATGACGAGCGATCCTTCGGGGAAGTGATAGTCACCGTTCCGATAGTTGTAGATCAGTGGTGCGAGGATGTTCTTCACATACGGCGCAGCCTTGGCGAACTCATCAATGAAACACAGCACAGGACGTGAGCCGTTAACACCGAGGCGATTCTTCTTGCTCAGACCAAAGCGCTCGTTGGGCAGCTCGCGTGACACACCTGCCTCACGGTCAATGTCAGGCATCCACACTGAGCCGTCACTGAGTTGGGTTGCGTCGATAGGATCGACGGCTATGTGGTTGGCGAACATCGGGTCATTACGCAGTGCGTGGTATACAGCAGTCTTGCCGATACCGTTCTCACCCTCGATGAGGATGGTGCGCCTGATGCCCTGCTTGTAGTGGGCTTTGATGATGGTTACGATCTCGTCGAACGAAAGAAAGATTGATTGATCCATGATTAACTCCTTGATTTATATGTGTTTGTGTTACACAGTATGTTATACAGCAGATTAGACATCATGTCAAGTATTAGACATTTGATTCTCCTTAAGATGTTTGTGAGTGTGTATGAATGGTGTAAGTGTTAGCTAGTCATCATCGTTCTCCTTATCTTCAGTCTCTTTCACTGCCCAGTTGTACAGATTCACGCACTCATCAGCGCATGTGGCTGCGTCGATGTAACCTTGATCACGTAGTTCAACGAGCGCATTTTGTGATTTAAGCGCTGTGTCCCATACGTCTACCCTTCGTTTCCATATGCTCATGTCATTCTCCTTCTGTGTTTAGTGCAGCTATGCGCAGGGCAATAGCGTCCCTCTCCTCCTGCGTCAGGTTCAGGTACTGTGACTGTCTGTGGAGCAAGTCCACAACTCGCGGGGTGAGGGTGTGTGGGCTGTCCTTGACTGGCGCTTCCACTTCCCATACTGAGTCAGCCTCCCAACCATCTCCGAAAACGCCCTCATCCATCAGGACTTGAATCGCTTTGTCCTCTGCAAGTGACTCGTTGACGAAGGGGCGATCTTCTTCCTCGATCTCAATCTCGACCTCAATGATTCGCCAAACTGTCTTGCTAAATTCCACAGCGTATTTCTTTGTCTCCATGTCATTCTCCTAGTATGAGTATGGTCAGCGCTATACCTAGCGCAAAGGTCATGGCGTAGCCGATGATGGTGTCCCACATATCGTTTCTCCTTAAGTAGACGAGTTGTCTACGTTGTTTGTGTAGGGTGTGTTTGGTATGAGTTGTTTGGGTGGGCGCCCTCGCTTGCGTGGTGGGGTTGATAGGTCTGCGCTGTGTTTGGCGTAGCGTTGTTCTTGCTTGAGTTGATTGGCTTGCTCCTTCTTCATGTGTTGTTCCAGTAAAAAGAGTTTGATGTCTGCCGGTCTGAGCGAGAGGTACTTACGCATGGCGTGGTGCATCTTCATGTACTCACTCTTGCGCTTTGTTTCTTCCAGCTTGCGGCGCTTGAGTTCGTTGTCGTAGGCGAGTTGGGATATGTCACCTGCCGCGTAACGGTTGGCTAGTTCAGCGCGTGTCAGATCGCGTATGGGCTTGCGTGGGGGTCGGCATTGACGGCAAAGCTTGGATTCAACCCACGGTAAACGCTTGCCTGAGAGTCCTTTTGCGAGGGCTTGAGCGCGGGTTCCACGGTATCGAAAGTGCGTGGTTGGGAAGGTGTTTTCGCACTTGATGCAACGTTGCGTGTGGGTTGTTTGAGCGTGTGACATGTCTAATCCTTTACAAAATAAATCAAAAGTGTCCACTTTGTCCAGAAGGAAGTGGACAGTAGTTTACCCAATAAACACGGGGCTTTCGAGCGAAACATGCCAGATCCTAATCGGACAAAGTGGACACTTCTGCGCCCATGTATGTAGGCAAAGCAGAGAAAAGTGTCCAAGTGTCCACCAAAATCCAGGAACTACCTAGCTTAAGCCAAAAAAAGCAGAAAGCGAGGACAAACGCAGGTCAATCAGCCTATAAGAATAATAACGTCCCAATAAATACGTATATATATATAGTAGACAATTAGTCATTTATATATAGACGCCTTATGGGACGGGGCTTTGCGCTTGTCCACGCTTGTGTCCACGTGGACGAAAAGCTGGGGTGCACTGGACGCGACCAAAAAAGGGGTATTTCTCCATAATATGTTATGGAGAACTTCTCTATAACATCTTATCAAGAACTACTGAAGCCAGAGATGCTGTTTGTTCTTGTTGACTTGCGCGAGCAGTTTGAGGAGTTGCTCTGCGCTTGGTGGACGTGTGCCTTGCACGAGGTCGTCCTGTTTGAGTGCGAGCATCTGACGCTCAGTGAGTTGTTGACGCTCAAAGGCGACGTACCAGAAGGGTTTGTTTTTCATGATGGTTCTCCTTGATGTGGGTTGGTTAGCGAGTGATGAGTTGAAGCCATGCCGCAAGCGCGGCAGCGAGTCCAGTGAATAGTAAGGCGCCAAGGCATAACGCGAGGATCGCGTGAATGGTTTTGAGTATGTTCATGAGCATGAGTTTCTCCTTAAGATGTTGGGGTAAGTAGACGTGATGTCTACTTAAGATCAGAGGGCAGCTTTGAGTGCGCGGATCTGCGCGGGTGTGAGTTGCTTGTGGATGCGAGCGAGCATGGCGCTTACTGCGTCAATGCGTTTCTTGGGCTTGCTGCTTGGGTTGCGTGGCTCGGTAAGGTCGAGTGCTTGCATGATGCGATTGATCTGCTTTTGACGCATGGCGTAGTCAGCGTGGTCTTTGTTGTAGGCAATACCCAAGCCAATGTCTGCGCCACGTGTGCGAGCGACATACATCTCGCCGCTACCTTTGTAATAGAACTCATCACACGCGACGATGAGTGTGTGTAAGACCTTATGAAAGTCCTCGCCTTCCACGATGGATTTGAGTTCACGCACTTTGTCCGCAAAGGACTCGCCTGCGCGAAAGACGGCGAATGTGGCTTTCTTGATTGCTTTGTTTTCCATAGTAGTTCCTTACGTAGACGGGATGTCTACTTAGTTGTGCGCTGTACACGTATTGATGCGTTGCGTGCATGAATAGCATCAAGCTATGTAGTTGCGCGGATGATTTGACACGATGACGAACCTGCGAAACACCTCGCACTCTCGCTGTCGCACAAAACAAAAAGCCACGCGAACGGCGTGGCAACGTATGGCTGAGCAACTCCCAACCATGACTATATTATACCATAACGTGTTTCTGAGAACTCCCAGGGGGTTAAGCACTTTTGCCGTTTTGCAACCCCACTGTACCCGTATCCCCCCAGATGTGAGCAATGTAGCGGCGTGGTTATGGACACTATTTGTCTCCAACACCACATATTTTTTACAAAGTTTTACTCCGCTTCCAACCCCACAAAAAATCTACAAAAATTCCCCTGCATAATGTCAAATATTTGACATACGTACACAAAAAAATCCCGGCATTGCGCCGGGATAAGGGAAGGTCGTCATAACCCATACAACAAGGAGAGTAGCTATGGACAAGCTACACCGTTAATATACGCACCCATTGCACAAACGTCAATAAAACATTACTCTACGCTAACTTAAACCGAGGTGCCCCCTTTCCCTCAGTATGTTTGAACATCTAATTATTTATGATGACCCTCCATCGGCAGTCCCGGTGGACAAAGCAACGCCTCAACAGTTATTAAACGCACAAGTTAATACGGCTGACTTTTTAGAGTCGATTGGCGCAGCGTCTGATGAAGAGGTTGAAGAGAACGCTAGCAAGAAGAATGCGCAACTAGCGTTTACTGCTATGGCTGCTGGTGCCCCTGCTGAAAAAGTAAAGCAGCAGTTAATGGCAAACACCACGCCAGAAGCAGTACGACGGCTTGTTGGGATGCTAACGGCGTATGACTGGGCGTTTGTTGAACAAGCGCGGCAGATGAGGGGGTACGCGGTTGCAAAAATATTAGAAGATACAGAGCACCCTGACCCACGCTATCGGTTAAAAGCCCTAGAGATGCTAGGTAAAGTCACCGAAGTCGCGCTATTTACGGAACGCGTGGAGGTTAAGAAAACTGAGCTAACGGATGAAGAGATTGAAGCCAAGATTAAAGCTAAGCTTGGTAAATATATGGGCGCTATTGAGGTAACTGCGACGGAGAAGCCTAGTGAATCTGAGTGATCACGAAGCAGAAGCACTGCGTAAAGTGCTGCCGTTGATGCCATCTGAAGAAAAGATGGAGGTATTAACGCTGCTTGATGAGTTTGATAGGCGTAAATCACTCAAAAAATCTAAAACTTCATTATTAGCATTTGCGCATCACGTATATCCGGGCTTTAAAGAAGGCGCACACCATAGAAAACTGGCAAAAATATTTGAAGATGTAGTTGCAGGACGTAAAAAACGAGTCATTATTAATATCGCCCCACGTATGGGCAAGTCTGAGTTTTCAAGCTACCTGTTTCCAGCTTGGTTTTTAGGACAGTTTCCTGATAAAAAGATTATTATGGGGACGCACACTGCGTCTTTATCGGAAGATTTCGGTAGACGAGTTAAAAATTTGGTGGACGCTGATGAATATCAGGAAGTTTTTCCAAAAACAGCCCTCGCAGAAGACCAAAAAGCTGCCGGAAAATGGTCTACCGGAGCTGGAGGTCAATATTATGCTGTTGGCGTTGGCGGCGCTCTGGCTGGGCGTGGTGCTGATCTGTTTGTTATTGACGATCCTCATTCTGAACAGGATATAAAGGCTAATTCACGCCTGACATTTGATCAGGCATGGTCATGGTTTCAGACAGGCCCACTACAACGCTTAATGCCGGGGGGCGCAATAATAGTTATTATGACGCGCTGGAGTTTAATTGATTTAACAGGGCGTTTAATTGATTATCAAGCCAAAAATCCAGATTCTGATGAGTGGGATATTGTTGAATTACCCGCTATATTAAATGAAAATGAAGATAATGAAAAAAGTTTATGGCCTGAGCAGTGGCCTCTTGAACAATTAAAATCAAAACGTGCGGGTATGGACCCGCGATATTGGCAGGCCCAATATATGCAGCAGCCCACAAGCGATGCGGCTGCGGTTATTCAACGTAATATGTGGAAAGTGTGGCCTAACGAAGACCCACCACGTTGTGAATTTATTATTCAGTCGTGGGATACGGCGCATGAAACTAAAAACTCTTCGGATTATACTGCCTGTACAACATGGGGGGTTTGGTATAACGACGAAGATGGCGGTTCGCCTAACATTATTTTAATTGATGCGTTTAAAGCACGATTAAATTTTCCCGATTTAAAAAAACGTGCAATAGAAATGTATAAAGAGTATGAGCCAGATATTGTGCTCATTGAAAAGAAAGCCGCAGGTGCCCCGCTCATTCAAGAATTGTTTCGCATGAGTGTCCCTATACAGGAGTTCAGCCCATCAAGAGGGAACGATAAGCACGTGCGTGTTAATGCTGTGGCAGATATGTTTGCCAGTGGTAAAGTCTGGGCGCCTGACACACGCTGGGCTCGGGAAGTCGTTGAAGAAGTCGCTGCATTTCCGGTGGGGGAACATGATGACTACGTGGATACGATGACACAGGCGCTGCTGCGGTTCAGGCAGGGTGGATTTATTTCATTGCCAAGCGACGAGCCTGACGATATTCGATACTTTAAAGGCTTCCGTGGGCAGAAACGCGGTTATTACTTAGGTTAGGACAGATCATGGCTATTGATAAGGCGATGTACGGGATGCCCGAGGGCATCGAAGCGCTAGCGACTGAGGAAGCGCCCATTGAGATTGAGATTGTGAACCCCGAAGGTGTTGCTATTGGTATCGACGGGGTTGAGATCGATTTAATGCCTGAAGAAGAGGAAAAAGCTGAGGAGTTTGACTCTAACTTAGCCGAATTCATGAGCGAGAGCGACCTGCAAAAGATTGCAGGTGACATTATGGAAATGGTTGAGTCAGACCTCAACAGCCGTAAAGATTGGGTTGATACCTATGTTAAAGGTCTGGATGTGCTGGGCCTACGTTATGACGAGGTGACTGAGCCTTGGGACGGTGCCTGTGGGGTGTTCTCTACACTGCTGACTGAAGCAGCGATTCGCTTCCAGAGCGAGTCTATTATGGAGACATTCCCTGCGGCTGGGCCTGTTAAGACAAGTATTATCGGGCAGTGGAACCCAGAAATCGAAGAATCAGGTAAACGGGTTCAGGCTGATATGAATTATCAGCTTACTGACAAGATGCCTGAGTACAGGTCAGAGCATGAACGTG